GGGAACGAAAGCCTAATTGCTTACTCGGATATTATCCAATCAGTCGATAAATCACACAGAAAAGCATGGGGCGGACATAATAAGGATTATTTTAATACAAAAAATAATCAATTAACGGAATTTGTTGCTCACTTATCGGAATTGAATTATCAAGGTAATGGAGTTATAAAGGAATTAGACCCAAAATTGTGGGACATTATGAATAAATTATGTAAAATAATATACAAGCAAAATGGAACTGTTAGATATTATTAAACAACGATATAAGGTAAATTCAATTGAGGAACTTTCTGAATCTCAATTGTGGGATTGTGCCAACTCGGAAGATTTTGTCGATTTTTTTTCTATTATGGTTTTACAATCAGGGCAATGGGGGCATTATCCAAATCGTAACGAAGTTTTCAAATATTTGAAACAATCCATTTCGGCAAATGTTATTCTGAGATTTTGGTATGAAGATGGTTTTGATAACCCGGACCCAAATTTTAAGCAAGGTTTTTATTTTGAGGGATTAAACCCCGACGGTGAATCTGTAATCCAATTTAATTAAACGAACCGTTAAAAAAAGTTAAATCGTGCAAAATTGTGCAGCGATATAAAATATATCGTTATATTTGCAACGCTTAACACAAGTAAGGCTCTGCAATACCAACGTACATTGAAAGATAGAAAGGTCTGACACCTCACGATAATAAGCACGAAACGGTTTAGTTTCAACACAAAACATCAACACCGTACACAAGCGGTGACTATTTTAAACTTAGGAACGCAGGAATGCGGACGTTGTTAACCGTTCAAATTTATAAACATTTTCAGTTTTCGTAAAATCTCAATAACGAAAATCGCCAACGACTTACAATAAAAGCATTCCGATGTGACAACAATTTAAAACACTATATAAATGAAACTTGAAAATCTTTTACACCAACGCCAACAGATTGACGAACAAATCGCCAAACTTACAGCAAAAAAAACTATTTGCGAGGAAACAGTAAAAATTACCAAAATCAAGGTTGAACGCTCGGAACGTCTTATTGCTCAAACATCAGCAGCCATCGAACAACACAACAAAAAACTTTCTGAGTTGCAAGCCACGCGCGACCAACTCAGCAACCAAATTGAAAAATTCAAGGAATAACTTCCACAGCCAAAGGGCGTACTGATTACGTTAACGAAATTCCCGTTGTAATAAACGCCCTTTTTAATACGCACATTCGCATTCTGAGAGCGTCCTCGAGACAATAAAAAAAGCCCGCGTACAGGGCGGTGTTAAAGGTAAACTTGGCAGCACCGCCCTTTTTTTAATCTGATTATTCATTTAATCTTTTCCATAGTTTGTTGATTTATTTTACTCTCTAAACTTTTGCATATCAATATAGTTAATAGTTTTTTCTTGTATTAACGCAACATCATTTGAAAACGCGCCACCGTAGCGATACGACCACGCGTTTTTTTATATCCACATTGCAAATGTTAAAAAATGTTAAATCTTTATATATATGCAAGAAATGATATAATCTATATCGTATATTTACAGCGTAATTTAAAACTACTTAACAATGACACAATCAGAAATTTTACAACAACTTGAAACTAAATTTCAAGGCGTACGCAAGGACGGACTAAACCAATTGGCAGCGGCTTACGCGCTTACTTTTGGCGACGACGGCGAAACAATCAAAAACAAAATTTCCGAACTTACAGAGGAACAAGTAAGTTCTTTTGTGGCTGAAAACCGCAAGGCAGTGGACGCTGAGATTTCTAAGGCTATCAAAACTAACGAAACCAATTTAAAAGCAAAGTACGAATTTATCGAGAAAGGCAAAAAAACCGAACTCGACAACGAGAAGCCCGACGGAAAGAACGCAGATCCCGACCCGACACAAATCGCAATCGAAAAGGCTATTGCAAAGGCACTCGCACCTATCACAGGCGCAATCGCAGCAATGCAAAGCGAAAAGATTACAGCAAACCGTCAAGCGGTTTTGGAAAGTGTTTTAAACGAAAAATCCGCAATTCCGAATGTTTACAAAAATTCAATTCTGAGTAATTTTAAATCTCAGAAATTCGACACCGACGAGGCTTTCTCTGAATTTGTCGAAACCACAAAAAAAGATTTGGCAACATTCGAGCAAGAATTAACAAACAACGGTTTCAAGAATTTAGGCGCACCCCGAGGCGGCAACAACGGCAATCCAAAACCCGAACTTCCCGAAGAGGTCGCTGCCTATCTCAAACACGAAACCGACAACCAATTTGAAGGTAAAAAAATCTTTTAACCCTTAAACGTTTATCAAAAATGGGATTCAGAATCACAAAACAGGAGGGAGTTAAAGAGTACAAAGTTTTTACGCACGTTTTGGCGGACATTCCAAACGGTGTAACTATTGCAACGTCAACTCTTACACAAGGCTCAATTGCCGAGGGCTCTCCCGTGGGATACGACCCCTCAACCGGTCTTTACCACGTTATCAAAACCGCAACTTTGGCAGCCGACGCAGCAAACGACGCAACCACCTACACAGTCAAAAAAGGACACAATTTCAAAGTCGGTGATTTCATTATGTTGAAAACCGCGGGCAAATCGTACGCAATCTCAGCAATTGCCGATAACGGCAGCAACGCGGCATACGACGACATCACAGTTGGAACATCGCTCGGAGTTGCAGCCTCAGCCGGAGACGCTATTTTGCAAGCAAAACAAGCCGGTGCAAGTGGCTCAGCGTTCCCGCTCGAAATTGTCGGTTTGCTCGGACACACCTACGCAGTAGAACCAAACCTCTTTGCGCAGGTTGTTACTATCGGACAGGTGCGCAAATCTCGCGTTCCTGATTTCAGCGGTTATGTTTCAGCCGCTTTGCCGTTAATCAAAGTTATTAACATTTAAAACATCAACCCACAATGAGAAACTCAATATTGGCAGGATTTTCCGAAATCGGAATGCAAGCCGTGGTTAACGAGTTCGATATGAAAGAACTTTACCACCCTACCTTGTTCCCGGTTGAACAAACCAACCACCTTACGTGGAAAGCCGTTGAAAACCTCGCAGAGGTAAGACAAGCCGCCGACGTTGTAGCTCGCGGCACAAGTCTCAGAGAGAAACCCCGTCCCGCGTTAACTCGTATCGACGGAGACCTCCCCAAAATTGCCGTAAAACGCAGTATGGACGAAGACAAACTTTATGAATACGACGAACTTTTATCGTACATTCGTGAGGACAGCACCGACGCAGGCGCAAAAGCGCGTCTCGTTCAACTTTGGCGCGACGATTTGGAGTATTGTTACAACGCAGTAATCAACCGCGTAGAGTGGCTCGGTTTGCGTTCAATCAGCACCGGCAAAATTCAACTCACAGGCGAAAACAACGACGGTGTTATTACATCGTTCGATGTTGACTACCAACTACCCACCGACCGCAAACGCGGCTACTACTCAGCAGCGTGGACAAACAAAAGCACCGCAAAGCCGATTTCCGTTGACTTTTACAACGCTATTCAGGCAGGACGCGCAAAGGGTATCAGATACCGTTTTGCGTTTATGTCCGACAAAACATTTATGGACTTTGTGCAGACCGAGGAAGTTATCAAACTTTGCGGCACATTCGCACAAAACGCCCTCAATGTTGCTTTTATTCCTACAATCGAAACCGTTAACGCGGTGTTAAAGTCGATTGGTTATCTCAAAGGTTTGCAGATTGTTGTTGTAGACCAAGACATCGCAGCCAACGCAACCACCGGCAACCCATTTGCCGACAACGTTGTTTTACTCACTCAGAATTCCGTTTTGGGTAAAACCAAATGGAAACGTGCAATTGATATGACTGTGGCTAATCCTATTTTCAGCCGTGCCGAGCGTGGTTACGTTTGTTTGAAAAAGTACGGTGAGGAAGAGCCTATTATGGAAATGACAGCCGGAATCGCAAACGCGTTCCCGGTTTGGCAAACCTCCAATTTGTCAATGTTGATGGACGTTAAAAATTCAAGTTGGAACGAAGGCAACTAATGATTTCTCTCTATTAATATTGGAATGGTGAAACCAGCGCCCGACTAAACACCGGGCGCATTTTTAAAACTTTAACGGTATGACTTACAGGCAATACATCAGAAACGTTTGTAACAAGTTCGCACTCTCAGAGGACGAGGCGGAAATGATACTTGTAAATCAAAAGGAATTGATACCCGACGATTCAGTTGACGTGGACCCAACAACGGCGAAACGCGCACTCGTGGCAGAGTTTGCAACCCTTATACCGTTAGCCAATGTTTCAGAGGGAGGCTACTCTGTTAGTTGGAATATCGAGATGTTAAAAATATGGTATCAACGCACGTGTGCCGAACTCGGAATTGCCGACGACAAAATCGGTGTTCCCGAGATAACGGATATGTCTAATATTTGGTAATTATGAATGTCGCACAATATCCACATTATGTCTACATCAAGACCAAAGCCGAAAGCACCCAAGACGCTAACGGTTTTATTATCGACGGCGGAGAGGGTGAATGGAACTTCCTTTGTATGGGACGTTTCGAGGGCAACGGCAAGGGCTCAGTAATTACCACCGACACGGCGACAAAAGTGGTTTACAGCGGTATTGTATATTGTCAACCCAAATCATACATTCCGCAAAATGTGCAAGTTTGCGTTTTCAATCAGCAGCCCGGCGAAGATGAAACAATCAACGCCGAACTTATGGGAGATTACACATTGTTTGGTAAGTTAGAGGTTTTTGGCATAAACTTAAAAACCGTCAAAAGCCAATTAAACACGAAATTATACATCAACTAAAATGGCAGTATTTGAAATTGATAGTATTTTCTTTAAAACCCTGAAAAATTCCGACGCATTAAAAGCGGTATTTTCGGGTGATGTTTTCGTGTACAAGGTCCCGGAATATTACGATGGAGAGTTTATCTCAATCAACACCCTTGATATTTCAGAGACACGACCGCAGAAAGGCACGTCCAACATCGGCATTTATGTGCCTGATTTGTTGGTTCAGGTCAACCACAAGCAACAGCACTACCCGAACGCAATAAGGATTGTAGAACTATCTAACACGGTGCGCTCTGTGTTAAACAATGCCGTAATTCCCGATTTTGCGTTTGAGATACAAACAGAATCGATATTTGCATTTAACGATATGCACTATTCTAATTTGAGAATAAATTGGATTAACTGTAATATTAATTAATTAAACAAAAAGAAATGAAAAAAATCTATACATTAGGCTTAGCACAAATACTCATAGGAGATATCGCTCAGGACGGCGGAATGGGTCAGAGCCTTACCCAATTTGGATACACCAAAGCCGATTCTTGCACATTTGAGCAAGACGACCCCGAGGTTACCGACTTCAACGCGGAAGAAGTGGACGACCCTGTTATCTCAATCGCAAAGGCTGGCAAAATCAATTTCAACTTTGAGTTGATGAACCCCGATGTTGCCGTTATGGTTGAATTGTTCGGTGGCACGAAAGACGAATCAAACAACACTTGGAGCGCGCCTGAAAAAATGCCAACAATCGAAAAGTCGGTTACTATCATTCCCGACCAAGGCTTCAAATTTATGATTCCGAGAATGAAGATTGTTGCTAAGATTGTCGGCGGATTCAGCAACACAGGTATGATGACAATTTCGGTTGCCGGAACTGTTTTGCAGCCTACCAAGGCGGGAGTTTCAAAACTCACACTCACTGAGTTGACCGCAGCCGACTCCAAGGTCGCCACACCGACATTCACACCCACCAC